TCTGACAAGAGCAAGATCCCTGTCTGATGGATCGTTATCTGTCAACTGCTGTTTGGTTTTTCTATTTTCACTCATATTTTTTTAGGTTTGTTCTTTGTTTTTTTTATTTCGTTATGCCTCATTGAGGTCTTGGTTAAGGTAGAAACTAGTAGGTATAGTTATTAGAGAAAAGAAACTCAACTAGTCGGTATATTTATTAGAGAAAACAAAACTCTTGGTAATTCTTGGTAACCTATAACAAAATTCTTGGTTGGTAAGTAACTCTTGGTTACTCTAACAGACTATAACCTTTCTTTAGATAAGATAATACTAGGATAGGGTAACGCAGGGTTACCACCCCCCGGTAGGGTGACGGTAAACAAATTGGAGTTGTCCATCCTTCTTTTGATTGTAACGAGCTTGCGTTTCTGAAGCCTTGTAAGCACCCTAGAAACGCTTTTCGGGTGAAGGCCGGTATCTTTCCCTATCTTTGAGGTGGAAGGGAAGCACAGGCCATTGTCCGGGTTGGCGTGGTGTGCCAAGCAAAGCAACACAAGCTTCTCAGTTGAGGGCAAGGGGATAGCCCAAGCCCTCTTCTCCAGTTCAAAGGACATTAGCAACCGTGGTAATCATCCTCCCACCTAGCTTCTGCCCAAGCATCTTGGGCCTGTTCCTTAGCTTCTTGCAAGGCCATTTCACAGAGCCGGTGCCGGTCTTCCTCTTCTAAGGTATCCCAAACATCTTCACCGTCTTGCCACACTCCTTCAAGAAGGCACTCGTCAAGATCCACGGCCACCTCATAAGAGGTGCCGAGATCTTTTACTGTGTATGTTGGTATCATTGTGAGAGATTGCCCTCCCCGGCTTGGAGCATATTGAAAAGCTCCCCAAGTTCGTCCACCTCTTCAGGCGTTGGCTCGGTATCCAACCGGAAAAGCTCTTCCTTGTATAGCTCTTCCATCATCTTGTTCTCTTCTTCAGTCATTCTTTTTTCCTTTCATTTATGGGGCATTGCCCCGGTTCAATTATTAGTAGAGTTGAAAAACCCCATGCGTTCAAGCTCTTTTTTCACTTTGTTCCAATGGGGTTGCGTTGCCTTCAGTTTCCGGTGAGCATTCGGACCCCCGTTATGGAGTCGCGCCCAGTCTTCTACCGTCGGTTGCCTTCCAAGTCTTTTGGGGGTTGCATACCTCCCCATATAACATTGAATGATAAGCTCGGCCTGTTCCGGGTTGAATGCGTCTTTATGTTTAAAGGGTTTGGCAATCACCCCGTTAGCTAGCCCCCACTCGCTAGCATCTTGGACATAGGCAGCTTGGAGTTGGTACATTCCCCAACTCGCGCCGCCATCACCAATGGCTTCGGGGTTGCCCCCACTCTCAACGAGAGCAAGGGCTTTTAGAAAGAGGAGCCACGCAGTCATTCCGCTCCCCCTTTCTTGGTTTGTTCCCATAGCAGTTTAATCTTTTCAAAGTGGCCCATATGAGTGCCACGGTTTTGCTTCCATTGCATTTTTCTAAAGGTGTGCTTGGCCTCCATTTCAGTTTCGGAATTGCGCACTGCCTCTTTTATTAGTTGTTCAACGTTCACTTTTCTTTTCCTTTCTTAGTTTGTGACTTAATAAACTTTACAACCGCCGGAGTGAGTCCCCACTCCCATTCCATTGAGAGTCGCCCCCCTTCTACCCTTCCATAGTTGGAAGAGTAGTCGCCTATCAAGGCAACGGAGTGCCCCCTTTCGTTTGGCTCAATAGTTATTTCAACGTTTCCTATTTTCATTTGCTTTTCCTTTCTTTTATTTTGATTGCTAAGAGTGAGGCCAAGACAATGGCCCCCGCTATAAATCTGATTGTTTCAGCTTCCATTTTCCACCTCCTCAATTTTGATAAAGCCTAATTGGTCCACCTTTAAAGAGTCCCAACCGGGGACAACGCATTTTCTTATATCGCTTACAATTTCCTCAAGCAACCCTTGGTACCTATTTATTTCCGAGTTGCTTTGAGTGAGATAGTTTAGGTCCCACTCGTTGCCGAAAATGTCCCGGCCAAGTTGCAAGCTTTTGTTGTGTTTTTCAATCAGCCTTTCAATCATTGCGGTTCCACTCCTTCCAATCTTCTTTGAGGGATTCAATATCTACCTTGAAGGCAATGCCTAGGCACTCAACGTAATGCAAGGAGCCGTCTTCTTCTTGCCATTCAATTTCCCCAACCGGCAAGTTTATATCTAAGCCGGAGTCAAAGTAATTAAGTTCTCTCCAGTCTCCAATATGGCTTTGAAGGTGAAACTCCCTATCCTTTTCCGGTATTTCCTTGAGGGCTTCGGCAAGCTCCTTTGAGCAATAGCGTTCCAAGAATTCTTGGTTAAGTTCAAGACAGTTGCCTATCGCATCACCTAGCGATTGAGCTTCCCACTCAATAATTTGCTCGGCTTGTTCTTCTGTTATCTCTTTTGTTTTCATTTTCTTTTGCTTTCTTTTAAGGGTTAAGTTGGTTGAGGGTTTGGGGGCTTACGCCCCCTTTTTCAGTTGTTCAAGCCCGGAGTTGCTAAGAGGCCGACATTTATATTTCCGAAGAACTTGTAAATTTTCGTTTAGTTCTTTTTCGGATCTCTCTAGCATTTCAATCAAGCCGTTTAGTTTTTCGTTTATCTCTCTAGTATCTTTTTTTGTGAACATTGTATTATTGGTTAAGGTTTAAGGGTTTGGGGGCTATGCGCCCCCCTCAATTCCTAGTATGAAGCTTGACGCCTTGCCAGCCTTACCGCTTGCGGATATTGTCCAAGTTGGATTGTCTTTTAGCTTTCTGCTCCAGCTTTGAAGATAGGCGGCCGAGTTGTCCCAATCGGGCTCAATTCCAATCATAGCGCAGGTGATGCAAGCGCCGATTTCAGCAACCAACTCCTCAAAGGCGTAGGTTTTATCACCAAAGGCGGCTTTTCCCTCAATGCCTTTCCGGTTTAATCGGTTTTCGGCGCCGGTGGAATGGACAAGCTCGTGAGCTAAAACCGCTTGATAGTGATCGCGCGTCTTAAAAGCTTGCTCGTGTGGCATTTGGACAAGATCCTTTGAGGGCATATAGTAAGCCCGGCCGCCACCGTGGCAAAGCTCAATGCCTTCCCGGTCAATATAATCTTGCAAGGCCGTTTCCGGTTCACTTGGTAAAATGTCTTCGGGCTTTACGCCTTCCACTAGATGCTCAAGCCCCTCGCAATGCGTCAAGGCGTTGAAAACGTGTGAACGTTTCAAGAAAGGTATGACCTTTTCTTCACCTGTCTCCTTATCGATCTTCTTAACAAAATTCCAGTAAATGATTGGAATGCCACCGGGCTTGCAAACGTGGCCCCCAAGCTCCTTGGCTTGCTTATACGTCACCCAAGCGCTGCAAGGCGCTTCTTGAATCATTAATATTGTCAAGTTGGTACCTTGGTAAGCTTTCTTGGTAAGCAAGTTATAAGGCAAACCGCGCTCTCTGACACCTTTCCAGCTTTTTTGCCACGGATTAACGCCGGCGTCCATTAGGTCCGTGAGTCTTTTGGTGACATCTTCTTGAATTTGAATGTTGGTTACTTTTGATTTTTTCATATGGTTATTGGTTATTGGTTACACCCCCAAACCCCGCAAGTCTTAGTTGCAGGGTGAGGGGTTTGGTTTGGTTGCTTTGCTTATAGGTAAAGCGGGTTATACTCTATTTCAACTTTTGAAACTCTCTGTTCACATATGCGCCTGTAGCAGTCTTTAAGATGATAAACGGGCTGTGTCCAGTTTGGCGCAAACTCCCCGCTAGTGTTTTTGCGATAGTCTAAATCGTCAAAGAACCATTCTAAGAGGCTTTCAATATTTGCCACGATTCTCTTGTCTACTTTGCCTTCACCATAATGCATGCTTAAGATGTAAACGCATTCTTTGGGCTCGGTTGCTTGGTAGGTGATTGTAACTTTTTTGCTTTTCATATTGGTTTTGATTTTGGGTTATTGGTTAATATTTGACTGTGATAAAAGAGACCGTAGTTATGATTTGCCCATTGTCAACTGTTTAGAGCGTCTTTTTTGAGAAAAAAGCACTTTTTTTTGATCGGGTAGGGTTTGGGAATGGGACCTACCGCTCCAAAAAATAAGAGGCCAACCAATCCGGGACCCCGGCTTGTCTGTAGTGGAGAAATGGATACGCACTTTTTTCTGTAGTTGAAACGTGGATACACACTTGCCAGCGGGGAGGGGGCGCGGGGGGCGGTGCCTTGTGCGTATATATGTATCTACTAGCCCTCTAAAAAATATTGACGGATAGGGGCTTATGTCCTATGCGGGGTGCAGATGGATGCCAAGGAAGAGCTGATAGACTCAATTCGGGAGGGAATCTTGGAAATCCAAGAACACAATCCCAAGAACAATAGCATATTGTCCAAGAGTAACCCCGAGAAAACTGCGGAAATATTGTACCTGCACTCTACCGGGGTGACCCAGACCCAGATGATAAAGAAGTATGGGATGAAACGTGAAACAATTGTAAACGTCCTATTGGACTATGCAGACTTCACGGGCAAGTGGAAGCAGTTGGGAAGCAAGATTAGGGGCAGGGCATTCTTGGAACTATCCTCGTTAGAAGAGGATTTGATAGAGAAGCTAAGAGAGCGGATGGAAGCCGGTGAGATAAAGGCCAGCTTCAGGGACCTGTTGCCCTTGGCGGTTGCCTTGGAGAAAGCTGAGAAGGGGAGCAACACGTTTCGGGGAGAGGCTAGCAGCATTGTGGAGGAGCGTAAGGTGGTTAGCCAAGAGGATTATGAGGCCACTGTGAAGGCTGCTAGGGAGCGTCTGGCCAATATGAAGAAAGCGGAGGTGGTCGTTGAGAGTGAGTCCTCAGTTTGATGACCATAACCGAAAAGAGCTTGTTAAGTTGTTGAGGGCTCAACATGAGCAGTTTTGGTTAGTTACTAGGGATGGGAACATAGTTCAGTGTCATGGGAATAGTCCCTATGAACTATTGGATTTGGTCTGGGAAACTTTTGGTTTGTTATGAAAACTTGTAATTGTTGCGGAGAGGAGAAGCCGCTAACGGAGTTTCATGGAAATGGGCATTACAAGGGAACCAAGAAGTATAAGCCTGATTGCAGGCATTGCAGCAACTACAAGCTAAGGATGCACGTTAATAACGCTGTGGAGGAGCATTTTGGTTCTTGGAAGTGTTCCAAGTGCGGGTTTGAGGGTAGACCCGTTCAGTTTGATTGCCACCATGTTCGGGGGAAGAAGGAGTTTACAATCTCGCAGGGGTACAAAAAGGCTAGGGATAATAAGAAGGCTTTTGAGGAAGAGTTGAAAAAATGCGATTTGCTTTGCGCCAACTGTCATAGACTAGAACATGAAGTGGTTCCGATTGAGAGGAAACCTTTTGTTTCTGATCCAATAAGGCACGACTTAATCAGGGTGTTGTAATGAATAGAAACATTCAGTTGGTTGAAAAGTCATTAGACACTATTAGTCCTAAGTGGAAGGTAATGTTGGTAGCGTCGTTCACTGAAGATGGGTTTGAGTATGATTTGTTTGCCAAGAGTTCAGATGAAGAGGTTGTGGCGTTGTTGGCTATGGTTAATGCTGTAACACTCAAGGAGCTTGAAGAGCGTACATGATTGAGTTTACGCATCACCCAATACTAAAGCCCCCTACGGACGAGGAAATAGTGTTCCTAGGGGAGAACTACCCCAAGCTGCTTAAAGAGCTGCATGAGGCCCATGAGGGCCGCATACAAGCTGCTGAGGAAGATCCTGTCAGACATGGGTTCAACTTGGATGGTTGGGAGCGTATCAAGGATGGACTAGGAACATACAACGAGTGTCTGTGTTTGGGAGGAAACCGGAGTGGTAAAACTACCGGCTGTGCCAAAATTGTAATGGAGAGCGTTACCAATAACCCGGACGGTCATGTTGTTTGTTTTTCCCAGAACGCTGATACCAGCGTGAAGGTGCAACAAGCTGCGGTTTGGGAGATGATGCCCAAGGAGTTTAAGAAGAAGACCAAGAGTGTTGAGGGCTACATCAACTACTCCATGCAGAATGGCTTTACCGGTAGCAGCTTCATTTTCCCCGACACTAGGACTAGGGTGGATTTCAAAACCTACACCCAGTTTTCCAATAACCAAACCATCTTGGAGGGTTTTGAGTTTGGGTTTAGGTCTGGGGAAAACTTGAACATCGGCACATGGCTGGATGAATATCTTGGCGATGACGCTTTGATAAACACTTTACGTTTCCGGTTGGCTACTAGGAATTCCAAGATGTTGATAGCCTTCACCCCGATCAATGGGTACACTCCGTTCATAGCGGAATATTTGAAGGGCTCTCAAACCTTGAGGACGAGAAGAGCTGAACTGTTGAACAAGGAGTTGCCTGTGCAGCAGTATAGTCCCAAAAGGGATGCCTCCGTAGTTTACCTGCATTCTGATGAAAACCCGTTTGGCGGGTATGATCGGATAGCCAAGGATTTACGGGATAGGCCGCAAGAGGAGATATTGGTCCGTGCTTATGGTGTTCCTGTAAAGAGTGTGACATCGCTGC